TCTGCAACATCGACACCGATGACCTGATTGCGCAGGCCACGACGCAGGCTCCCGGAGCTGCTACGGCCATCATCAAGCTGATGAGCCGTGCCCTGTACCGCATTCCCAACATGGGCATGGGTCGGGCGGCGTTCTACATGAACCGCACTGTCCACAGCGGCCTCGCGATTGCTGCGCTCGATAAGAGCCAGTACGTCCTGAAGGTCAATGAGGGCCTGTCGCAGTTCGGCATGCCGTACAGCTGGCTGTCGTTCCAGGGCGTGCCTCTGCGCCGCGTGGATGCCATCGTCAACACCGAAGCCGTCGTGTCCTGATAGACCCGACAGAAAGGAAACACACAAATGATTACTGATCGTCTTCTCGTCGTGTCCGGGTCGAACAACCCCGGATCTGCCATCAGCGGGCAGGCCATTACCGCTGACGCCGTTTCGACCGACACCATTGACCTCGGCACCGCCCGAGACATCGGTGAGGGTTCGGATCTGTTCATGGTGTTCACCGTGGTTGAGGCATTCAACACTCTCACCAGCCTTGACCTCGAGGTGGTGATTTCGGCGAATGCCAACCTCTCGTCGCACACTGTGCTTGCAGAGACGAATGCAACTCTTGCAAACTCCGGTCTCGCCGCCGGCAAGCAGTACGTGGTCGCTCTGCCGCCGCAGATCGCAAGCCTCGGCCTGCGTTACCTCGGCGCCCGCTACGATGTGAACGGCACCAATCCGACCACTGGAAGCATCCTTGCCGAGATCGTGCACAACGTGCAGGATGGACGCAAGTTCTACGCCAGTGGTTTCCGGGTGACGTGATTCAAGGAGCCTGATCCATGCCAAAGGTCCGCGCGAATACTGTGTGCTTCGTAGACAACGGCCTCCGCAAGGAGGGTGAAGTCTTTGAGTACAACGGCCCGCCTAACGGCAATCTGACCGTCCTAGACGGACAGTTTGCACGGCCAGTCCAAGAAGCGCCTGCTGTTGCGGAAACCCCGCTTCAGCGGCGACCTGGCCGGCCACGCAAGGCGGTTTCGCACGATCAGCAGCAGGGATAAGGCGATGTGAGTTCGCAGTGACAGGAGGGGAGTCGCGGGGCAACCCCGGCTCCCCTCCATCACTAGGAGGCAGGCATGGCATCCGAAGTCGAAATCTGCAATCTGGCACTGGCGCACCTTGGCGACGATGCAACAGTCGCCAGCATTGATCCGCCGGAGGGATCGGCACAGGCGGAGCATTGCGCGCGGTTCTATGCGATCGCTCGAGACAGCCTGCTGCAAATGCACAACTGGAACTTCGCGTCGCGCCGCGTGGCACTTGCCAGCGTCACGATGCCATACACGATGTGGCGTTACGCCTACGCATGCCCAGGCGACATGATGGTTGCGGTGTCTGTTCTCCCTCCCGAGGTCGAGAACGACTACACCATTCGACCGTACCCGGCCGATCGTTACGGCTGGGGCTGGATCAACACTCCGTTCGTTGGTGCCGGCGTGTACGTGCCGCAGGAATACTCGATTGAGACTGACACCAACGGCAACAAGGTCATCTACACGAATCAGGAAGGTGCGATCCTGCGCTATCAGGCGCTTGTGACCGATCCGACCAAGTTCGATCCGCTGTTCGTGATGGCGCTTTCGTGGCATCTTGCATCGATGCTGGCTGGTCCAGTCATCAAGGGCGACCAAGGCGCAGCTGAAGCGAAGCGTTGCACCCAGATGATGATGGGCTACATGCAGCAGGCTCGCATGTCTGACGCGAACCAGCGCAACATCAAGCCGGAACACATCACGACCTGGATGAGCGGGCGCTGACATATGCCGCAGACCCGCACTTACAACCGATCCTTCGCAGGCGGCGAGGTGTCGCCCGAGATGTGGGGCAGGCTGGATGACATCAAGTTCCAGACCGGCGCTGCCACGATGCGGAACTTCATTGCAACGCCGCAGGGTCCGGCAGAGAACCGGGCCGGCACGGCGTTCGTGCGCGAGGTCAAGGACAGCACCAAGCGCACCCGCTTGATTCCGTTCACGTTCAGCACCACCCAGACGATGGTGTTGGAGATGGGTCCGAACTACTTCCGATTCCATACGCAGGGTGCGACGCTCGGGCCCGGCACGCCTGCGGCCTATGTTCCAGGCACAACGGTCACGATCACGGCATCCCAACAGGCAACGGTGACGATCTCGATTGCCAGCCCTGGCGTTGTGACATGGACTGGACACACGCTGTCCAATGGCGATCGTGTCATCCTGTCAACGACGGGAGCACTTCCAACGGGTCTGTCTCCAGGAGTCGTGTATTACGTCGTGAATTCCGCCGTGAACACCTTTGAGTTGTCGCTGACATCTGGCGGAACGTCGATCGACACAACCGGGTCGCAGTCAGGAACACACACGGCCAGCACGCCGACCGTCATCAACTGGTCTGGACATGGCCTTGCAAACGGAGCAGAAGTCGGATTCACAACGACTGGATCGTTGCCGACAGGCATGCTGCCTGACACCGTGTACTACGTCATCAACGCGGCGACGAACACGTTTGAAATCGCGACCGCAGCCGGCGGCATTCCAATCGTCACAAGCAGCGCAGGCAGTGGCGTCCACACTGGCGCGACGCCGTATGCAATTGGATCTCTGGTTTCGTCCGGAGGCGTCAACTATTACTGCATTGCCAAGGCGATCAACAAGACGCCGCCCAATGCGACGTATTGGTATCCACTTCCTGCCGGCATCTATGAGATCCCGACCCCGTATGCCGAGGCAGACCTGTTCGATATCCACTACGTGCAGTCGGCTGACGTGCTGACGCTGGTGCATCCGAACTACGCGCCGCGTGAGCTGCGCAGGCTTGGTGCCACGACCTGGACCCTGACCACGATCAATTTCGCGGCGTCTGTTACTGCGCCGACCGGCGTGACTGCGACACTCACCGGACTTGGATCAGGCATTGATTACTCATACGTGGTCACGGCTGTCGCCGACGATGACGTGAGCGAGAGCGTGCAGAGCAGTTCGGCGACGGTGTCGGTCGATTGGACAAACTCAACGCCTGGCTTCGTCACGGTGGCGTGGACTGCTGTCGCCGGCGCATCTCGATACAACGTCTACAAGTTGCAGGGCGGGTTGTACGGATTCATCGGCCAGACGGCTTCAACGTCAATCAACGATGACAACATCGCTCCCGACACTGGAATCACGCCGCCTGTGTATGACTCCGTGTTCAACAGCTCGAACAACTACCCCGGCGCGGTCAGTTACTTTGAGCAGAGGCGTCTGTTTGCTGGCACGAACAACGCGCCGCAAACGATCTGGATGACCAAGAGCGGCACCGAAAGCGACATGTCGTATTCGATCCCGACAGAGGACACGGATCGAATCAAGTTCCGCGTCGCCGCTCGAGAGGCAAACACGATTCGCCACCTTGTCCCGCTGACGCAGCTGCTCGCATTGACGAGCGCGGCGGAATGGCGGATCAGCCCGGTCAATAGCGATGTCATCACGCCGACAACGATTTCGGTGCGGCCGCAGTCATACGTTGGTGCCAGCAATGTCCAGCCGTCCATCGTGAATAACACGGTGGTTTATGGCTCGGCCCGTGACGGCCACGTGCGCGAGCTGGGCTATTCGTGGCAGGCCAGCGGATTCGTGACCGGCGACCTGTCGCTGCGCGCAACGCACCTGTTTGATGGACTGTCCATCACGGACATGTGCTACAGCAAGGCTCCGCACCCATTGCTTTGGTTCATCTCGAGCAATGGCGACATGCTGGGCCTGACCTATATCCCGGAGCAGCAGGTGGCTGCCTGGCACAGGCACGACACGGACGGTGACTTTGAGTCTTGTACTGCTGTTGCCGAGGGCACCGAGGATGCGCTCTACGTCATCGTGAAGCGCACAATCGGAGGCAACACGAAACGGTACGTCGAGCGGTTCGCAACGCGGGCCGTGTCCACGCTTGAGAACTGTTTCCACGTCGATAGCGGCCTGACGTACAACGGCACGAACACGACGGCAACGACGGTCACGGTTACGGGCGGCACGGCTTGGACGCCGGCAGAGGTGCTGACGATCACGGCCAGCAGCGCGATCTTCCAGTTCCCGGCCACGACCGATGTCGGTGACGTGATCGTGCTGACGGGCTCGGACGGCACCAAGTACCGGCTTACGATCCTTGGCACGACCAGCACGACGGTAGCGACCGCTCGGGTGGACAAGACGCTGGCGGTTGCCCTGCGAGGCGTGGCCACGGCGGTCTGGGCTTGGGCTCGCGACACGGTCAGCGGCCTATCGCACCTCGAGGGCAAGACCGTCAGCGTGCTGGGTGATGGCGCTGTCATGCCGCAGGTTGTGGTGACTGGTGGATCGGTCACGATCCAGCGTCCGTCCACGATCATCACGGTGGGCCTGCCATATGAAAGCGACTTGCAGACGTTGCCGTTGACGTTGCAGATTGAGGCATTCGGTCAGGGCCGAGCCAAGAACATCAACGAGGCGTTCGTGCGCGTCTACAGGTCAAGCGGTCTGTTTGTGGGACCGAGCGAAAACAAGTTGGTTGAGGCCAAGTGGCGCACGACGGAACCATACGGATCGCCGCCATCGCTGAAGACTGACGAGGTTGGCGTGAAGCTGACGCCGACCTGGCAGCAAAATGGTCAAATCTATGTGCGGCAGGTTGATCCGCTGCCGCTGACGATTGTTGGACTCACCCTCGAGGTCGCTATCGGAGGCTGATATGGGATTCGTGACAACCACGCCGAATACGCCGGGCTTCAGTTTCCCAGGCATGGACAACACCATGCTGACGCAGGCGCAGAACTACCCGTACCTGACGAGCATGCAGAATCAGGCCATTGCTGCGAATGCGCCGGCTGCGGCAGCGCCATCGACCGCAGCGCAGTTCGCCGAGGCGTTCAGCGTGGCTGGCCCGATCATGGCGATTTTTGGATCTGCGACCAGCGCCATCGGCTCGTACTACTCGGCGCAGAGCCAGCAGAACCAGCTCAAGATGCAGGCGCAGAACCAGCGGTTCGCCGCCGAGATGGCCCGCATCAACCAGGGCATGGCCCGGTTCACGGCTGGAGAAATCAGCCGCGAGGGTCAGGAGCGGTTCGGCAGGTACGCCATGCAGGCCGGCCAGGCACGCGCCGGCGCGAAGGCGGCAATGGCTGCTCGAGGCATCTCGCTTGGCGAGGGCACGCCTACCGAGGTGCTGGGCAGCATGGATCTCATCAAGGAGATTGACCGCTTGAGCATGAACGCGCAGACGGTGCGCGCAGCCGAGGCGGCCAAGTTGCAGGCGTTCAACATCGGCGTTGGTGCGACGATGGCCGACATCTCGGCCCAGAACTTGCAGGCGACTGCCGGCACCATCTATCCCGGTCTGGCGCTGGGTACGAGCCTGCTTGGCAGCGCGGCTGACATCGGTGGAATGTGGGCTCGCAACCGCCGCATCGAGGAACTGTTGGCTGGCGTGAGCCAGCAGAGGATGTAATCCATGCCGACCGTACCTACCACGTTCGTACCGCAGGTCGCGCCGGGAGGCGCAGGCGACATCGGAATGGTGCAGGCACCGCAGGTGGCAGTCACCGAGAACCTTGCCGCCCAGCAGCAGGTGCAGTTTGGCCGTGCAATGACGCAGGCCGGCGACGTTGCATTCCGCATCGGCAGCGCGATTCAGGACGCGATTGATGAGTCGGAGGCCAAGGCGGCGGATACCGCGTTTATTCAGCAGGCGAACACGATCTTGCGCGGGCAGAACGGATACCTGCGCTCTGCCGGCAGGGATGCCGAGTCTCGGTATGCGGAAACTGTCGATTCGCTGACGCAGATGGGACAGGGCACGCTTGACGGACTGAGGAATGACACGCAGCGGGCGATGGTCCGCAACTCGATGTCTCGGAACATGATGACGTTCCAGGCGCAGATACTTGACCACCGCGACAAGGAAGTGAAGACTTTTACGGTCAACGAGTCGCGTGCGCGTGCCGAGCAGTACGGGCAGCTCGCGATTGAGGACTGGAAGAACAGGGCCGTGCCGATGTCGGAATATGCGATCAACCTCGGC